ATTAATTCTTTACCTTCTTTAATTGATTAATTCTTTACCTTCTTTAATTAATTAATTCTTTACCTTCTTTAATTGATTAATTCTTTACCTTCTTTAATTGATTAATCTAATCTAAAGATTAATTAATTGTTTCCAGAGAGTAGAGGACATGGTTAGGCTAGCAGAACCTAACCACATTTTTCCGTCGAATGTCGGAGTGATGGTCTAAAAGATTCAACCATGTGTCAAATGGTAAAGTCTGCGAGTGTGAAGACTTTTTACGATGCTGGCATATCTCGCGCCTACAGCTAATACCACCCTCTTTTAACAAAGTGTCGCTGATTCCCGGTTGCAACCATAGCATTTCCGGAGCTTTTTATTTCACTTTTTGTCTATACCAGTGATGATGTTCTTTAGCAAAAAGCCAGGCATCATTTGGGGCATAATCTGCTTATGCCTGCGGTAGACTGTTCATACTAAGACATTTAGGAGAATTTTACAAATGATAAATAGTATTGTGATGTAGGACAATGGATGCAATATCCACTGGATTTGAATCTCCTAAAGTTCATCAAATCCTAACTACATCACTATTTATCACAATCGCGAGTCTCAATCACATATTTTCTTCAATAGTCAAAGGGCCAACGACTTCAACATGTGTTGATGTCTTGGTTAATTTCTTTTCACTCATGGCTCTTGCAAAGTCTTCGCCATTAAACGTATATTTAGCCCTTTGGTCAAACACACAATCCGGTCGACCAATGTGTTGTATATCGCTGTGATAGCCAGTAGAACTCATAATTTCTTTTTTCATTTTAAATTTCCTTTTTTTGGTTTTTCACCATCTTTGTTATAAAATCGTCTTTGCGCTCTTCTTTTAACTCTTCTCTTTTCACACAAACCATGCCATACTCATTTATCTTATTTGGTATAATAATATCAGGGATACGTTGTAATCTATTTTTCTTAAATACATTATAATCTACATGATGATGAGGCCTATCATATTTCGTGACCAATCTAGTAACATCTGGGTGCATATCAAAAAGCATTTGAGATTTTGGTGTAGTTCCTTCTTTTGCATAAAATTCTGCTGTATTCCCACCTTTCACTGCCTGTGTTACGATTTTGCCCTGTAAGAATGCATTAAATTGTACAGTGCACAAGCCGTCTTTCAGCATCCTAAGTGAAATATCAGTATCTTCGTTATAACGACCTCTCCATCTATAAGGGGTACCGCATTCAATCAGATTACAGGAATAAATGCGAGTATTCATAATAATCGGTGGATTTTTTTTGCCACAAGGAACAGCAAAAGAAAAATAATTAGGCCCACACATAGGCAGATTAGTATATCTATCATTAAAATCTTCCATTGCCCGGAATAATGCTCCACTCAGACACACTATCCTAGAGTTATTATTGAATCGATAAAATCCATTGATGTTATCATCCATGACCCAGTGACGTTTAAATCCATTCGATTTTGCATGTTCCCATACAAAATTTCTAGCAGGACCTGGCCCCTTACTCTTAGTGTATCCTAAATCATCAAATGTGTCATATTCATCTTGAAATTTCTTGTCGAGTTCTAAAACTGTACCATATTTAGGATTTATTGCTGCCTCATATATATCTACTTCTTGTTTTTCTACGACAATATAATATGGCACATGCATTGCTTCTAGCGTTTTGGAAGTAAATCGACTATCAGCTCTTCCTTTTGACACAATGTAGAGTGGGTATTGTGGCATGTGTTCGTCAATCATACATCATCCTCATCTACATAAAATGCCCTACGTTCTGGTAAAACTCCCTGTTTAGGATACCATACCGTTTTTGTTTTATGTGTCAATGGCTGACCAACCAATTCTGATAGTTTTTTTAGATGTTCTTCATCCACTACTCTAAAAACAATAGTAGCAAAAGAATCGATATTATGCTGATTGAATTCTGGCATACCTACCCATTCTGTTTTTACTTGAGCTGCATCTATATTAGACTCAATAAAATCATCTAATGTTGCAGTATCAAATTTTGTATATCTGCCATGAATTTTAGTCATCAATTTTCCTTAAAAACTTTTATAAGTGTTTCAGCCTGCGCAATTGCATCATTTAATGCATTATGATGACCAACCGCTCCCTTTCGTTCCAAGTCATTCCTCACATTCAATAATGTAAATACCGTTCTAGAATCCATTTCTTGAAAATATTTCCAACTTTTGTTTATGCCACACAATGTATAAGCACTTGATAAAATTCCTAGGTCGAACACACTCCCCTGCGCCCATACTAATGTTTTTTTATCTTTACCAATGAATGTATTCAAATAATGCAGAACCTCGCTGATGGGTTTTGCATCATTTAAACATGACTTAAATACTGTCTCATCTTGTGTCATCCACCATTCGTATGTATCTTTTGCAAAATGCATACCAGCATTTAAACAGGATTCTATGTCAACATTGTGAAGGAATGATTCGCCGATACCGTCTTCAAATGTAAAAGAACACGCGCCGATTTGAATTATGATTGCATTTTGGCGAGAACTTAATGTCTCGATGTCAATCATAATATGTTTTCTACCTAAAATGCCAAGTTCCTCACTCATAATTGTCCCATTTCTTGATTTGTTATAACCATAATAAACGAATTTAGTTCTTCTGTCGACTTTTTTGAATTTTCATGAACAATACCATAACCTCCGACTGATTCCCATTGCTGAATATTCAATTCAATATCGTCTATTAGCACATCAAATTTGTGTCGCTTGTGGTATTGTTTGTCTTGGGCGTAAGGACCAAAGTGTACTCTAATGTCAGGACTAATGTGAGTGTGAGCCCATTCTATCTTATCTTTTGCAGCAGATTCCATATTCATTCTTTGTGGCAATGCTGTAAGAATTTGCACTCTGTTTTTGTCGCCGATGATGTCTACACAATTGTTGTATAATTCTAACGCGTCTGCCATTGGTTTTAATTTGGCGAATAGATTCGACGTGTTGCTTATAGCCCCCCAATTCGGCTTTTCAATTTCTGTTTTCCACTCTTCACCGAAATTTTCTATTGCCCATCCTCGAAAATCGGCCAAAACACCATCCATATCTAGATAAATTATGCTTTTCACGGTTCAGTTACCTCACTTTCAATGTTTCGTGTACAACTAATCCTGATTGTTCTAACTTTTCTGATGTATATCCACACGGATTTATAATTATTCTAGTTTTTTCAAAAAATGTATCTGACCCGTAATGTGTATGACCGGCGCACCACATTACAATATGCTCATTGCCAAGGATTAACTCACTCAAATCGCTCATAAAATAATCATTGCCTTGAGTACCTTTAAATTTTGGGTCACTCAAAGTCAACAAAGGGAGGTGATGAGTAATAACAATAATTTTCTTGTCTCGATTTTGTTCAATTACATGTTTGATGTACGCTCGGTGTTTAGAATGTGTTTGTACCCATTTTTCAGATGTAAATCTACTCCCAATATCATATTGAATCTTTCCGTCATATCGCATGAACATAGGCATATTATACATGGATAACTCATTACAATTATTCATATCAGTCCAAAGAGTGCAACCGACAAACAAATACTCACCGTCTTCCCATGTATCGCAGTCCAGTACTTTTACATTGTAACACCCTAAATCCTGCAACATAGCATTGCAGGTATCTCCACCACGCGTGATAGTCAGGGAGTTGTTTCCGGGCCAATAGTCGTGGTTGCCTAATACGATTAAGACGTTCTTGAAACGTGTTGAGACCTCTGTAATCCATGAATACCCCGCGAATTCAATAAATCTTGTGCCAATCCATAAATCCCCAGCAAGAATTAGAATTGTGTCTTTGTCATCAGGAAGCACAGGTGGCTTCCAGCATTTCACTTCACTGTTATTAGCATCAAATTGTATATCATCACTAAAGTACCAGTCCAACTACAAATGAATATCGCTATATACACGAATTTTCATTTTTACACCTCACTTTCTGCTCTATAAGCTATCAAATTTAACATCATGCCCCATCTTATTATCATAACCAACATTATTTTAAATGTCAAACTGTCAAATGAATCAACAACTTAGTCGAAATTTATGCTGGCAAAGTCATGTGTTTTCTTGGATTTGCCGAATAACTCATCATCTGTAATGCCTTGGTCGGAGACTGTTTGTTGTTGGGATTCTTCTACATCAGATAATTTAAATTTCCTTATATCAACACCAATGAGGAATTTGTTATAATAATTTATGTCATTGTATCTACTCTTCAACTGTTTAATCATCAGCTGATTCATTTTGTCCAATTCTTCGGTGCGTATAATACCTATGAAGAAATCTAAAGATGCCGGCAAACCAAACGATTCCGATGTATCTGTCATACTGAAATCCGAATCATTGAATCCTGTTCTGGTAAGTTGAGTGGCCGTCCAGCCAACACAGTTATATTCCACCATCAATCCTCTTAGTTCTTCTGCGATTGCTTTGATAGCAAAATAAGAATTGTAATTGCTGCTCTTATATTTCTGTGATGCACAAATATTGATATAATCAATACAAATAACATCTGGGAGAAAATTCTTTTTGAGTTTCAGTTCTTCCAATAATGCCCTAAAGTGCCCAACATGAGCACCACCAGTAGGGTATTCTTTAATTATTAGTTGTCCACGAGTCTTGGATTTAATGCCAGTAACTCCATCGATAAAATCATCTTTGTTCAATCTACCTAAATTATCAACATCGATGTCAAGTAGATTGCAGTCTATGCGTTCTGCTATCTTTTCTTGCGCCATCTCCAGCGTGACATACAACACATTGAAGCCTTGACTTAATGATGTTGCTGCCATATCACACAGGAAAAGTGATTTACCTACCCCTACCCCTGCTAGAACAGCGTTTAGTGTCTTGCGAGGAATACCATTCTTAGTAACTTTATTAAAATACGACAGTCTGAATGGAATCTTATCTTCTTTTAAATGATAAAAATCAAAACGAGATTCCATATCATCAAAGAAGTCATGCCCTACACTATTATCAAATGATACCGCCAGTGCATCTTGCATCAAGGATGGCATAGCTTCCACTGACAATTTTGAGTCTTTCCCATCCATTGCTTGAATTGTAGTCATGACAGCATTATAGAATGCTTTATCTTTACAAAACTTCTCTGTCCTGCCGATGAGCCAGTCTACATTTTCTTCTTTGCCGTTCAATTCCTTCACAAACAATTCTGCTTGAATATATTCTTCTTGAGTAAAAGAAGAATATTCCTTTGATAATAATCCTAAAATCTTTTGATTAGGTGCTTTATTATGTTTTTCAGCAAATACGGTAATGAATTTGAACAGTGTCTTTTCTATTTTTGTACTAAAATATTCCTCTTTTAAATGAGGAAATACTTTCCTAAAATAATCATCATTATTAATCAAATTTTCCAATACAATATTTTCAATTTTTAATTCCATCAGTACCACCAGTGTAAATTACTTCGTTAGCATTCAATTGTTCAATAAGAATATCTTTTAATATATCTCCTGTCAACTTTTCAAATTCTTCTGTTGAATTTTTATCAATTTCACCTTCGAACACATCATATACAAATGATAATTTGGCGGCATCTTCTATTTCCTCAACTGCTACTCTGCCATAAGCAAACGTAATGCCACTGAATTTACCATCGGTGATTTGAATAGGGCAAACACCAGTAGAGGTCGGTTCGCGCACTTTATATAGTTTTGTCATCTTTCACCTCCGCGTTCATTGGATTAACTGACAATTGAAATTTATTTTTCACGAATTTATAGAAATCTGGATTAGATAAAATCGGCGCCCAAAATGTTTTATTATGAGTATCTGCTTCTCTGACTTTCTTTTCATCCAATATCTCACCAGTATTTTTATCTACTCTTATATACCAACCATTAGAAGGTTTTTGAACAAACCCGCTTTCTAATGCAAGTTCAAGTAAACCAGAATACTTATCAATACCACCATCGAACATAACCTGAAACTGAAGTTTGCTTTTTTCTTTCACGAATCTCGATTTTTCAATGTTGATTGTAAAATTATAACCTACCACCTCTGTTCCCGCCTTTTCTTGAGACCTGCCGATGATGAAAATCTGATTTGAGGAATAGTAGAGGCCCGTATTGTGTGTAACAATACCATTTTCAAGAATATAATGCTCAACATCTTCCACAGATATATCATATACTGGTTTAATCCCAACATTCTCTATCTTTATTAATTTCATTTTCTTTTCTCCATGTCTATTTTGTTATTCTGCCTCGGTAATAGTATTTGCCGCTGCTACACTCCTTGATTATTTTCACCCTATTTTAACTGCCCCTCTGTAGAGGATGTCAATCATCTAACCACAAAAATATGATTTTCTGTGAGATTTTTTGCTTCTACCCACCCCTCCGATGTTAAAAATGGATGATTTTCTGAAACTGTTACTGAATAACCATCATCAAATGTAAATCTAATACATTCTGGGGTTCCGTGTAACAACGTATCTGGATTCCATGTATGTGTTACTTTTTTAGGCCCATTTAATGTATTCACCATATCTCCTACATTAATAGATTCAATAGTCTTCTTTTGACCGTCCGCCATTTCTAACTGTGTGCCTGCAAGCAAACACCCACCACTAACGACCGTCCGCGCGAACGGTCCCACTTCGGCATATACGTGGTTGACTGCAATACATGGCAAATCTTTTACTGTCAGGTGTGGAGTAATAATACGAAACAAACTCTTAAGTGATTTAGCTCGAGTCATATCAGCTACTGACTTTTCATTTTCTGCATCTTCAACTTCTTTCTTCGACGCAAGATTGCCAATAGAATCGATAAAAATGATTACCTTATCACCTTTTTTAATTTCTGCTAGGCGCTTTGTGATGTCAAATTTTAATTGTTCGATGTGTTCAAGTGGAATATGTAATACTCGTTCTGTGTCAATTCCATGCGATAACATATATTCAGGAGTAATGCCGAACTCAGAATCATAAAATAAACATACGGCCTCTTTATATTTCTTCATGTATGAACTTACACAAACAAGACCAAGATTAGATTTGAAGTGTTTTGAAGGTCCTGCAAGAATTGTAAGACCTGATACTATCCCACCATCAAGTATACCGCTAAATGCTACGTTGATAATAGGGATATTTGTTTGAACTAAATCTTTTGGAGCAAAGAAACTTGATGCTGCTACTGTTTCTGCTTTAATTGAACCTACTGCTTTAAGTTTGTCTAATAGACTCATGTATTTCTCCTTTCATTTACGACTTTTGATTTGTGCATGGAGTCGGATACCATGCAATTATTTATCAGTCAAAAAATGATTCTAATGAACTTTCTTCTCTCAATTTCCAGCCAGCACAATCTGTCAATGATTTCATTGCATTTTCTACTGTCTTCTCAAACTGCGTATCATAATCTAAGTATCCATGCAGTTTAAATTCAGGAGGCAAATCAATATTAGAAGGAAAGCCTATTACGTTTTGTCTAATTGGATTTGGCATCTTCAAATATAAGAATTTTATTTTGTCCCCATTTTGAATTTGTTGATATTGTTTGAATTTAACTGCATTCATATTGAACAGACAGGCTGCCCTTACATGCATAGGTACTGTCATGCCGGTTCTAATTGCATTATTTGCAAAATATTTGCCAATATCACTCACTCCCCGCGGGAATGCTACTTCACTAGGCGGCAATGTTTTGAATTCTTTCTCCAGTTCCAAAAATCTCTTTCGTAGAGTATATTCATCTGATTCAAACATCAACTGTAATAATTCTTTTAATTTATTTCTGCACCATTTAGGGGTAGACGACCTTACAATCTCAATTCCCATTACTTTAAGTTTAGGTGGATTGTATGCAACCCCTTCGGAGTTATATACATACATTGCGTAGTTCTTTTTTGCTCGATATAACATCTTTGACGCAATTGCTTCTCTCTTACTTCCCATTATTTTATCATAAGCATTCATTTTATCAAAAATCACACTGACGCTATTATTGATAATTGGTTGACATATTTTATTAGCGAAATCATCCAAAAATTTAACAACATCACCTGTCGATTTGTTTGACGCAAATTTATCTACAATTCTCTGACAATTAATAATCACAGAGTCAGTGTCGCCTGCAATAATATAATCTACATCTTTTGTTTCTAATATTTTATTGAAATTCATATTCAACAAATTTGCCAAATGGATGTCTGATAGTTGACCAGTAAGTGTAATCGCCTCAGCCATGCGATAATCATAATAATGGAACCCCTCATTGCCAATGCTGCCGAATGCAGAATTCGCCTTTTGTGTTTAAATGAAGTCGTTAATTTCATCCCATATAGCTGCATATTACTATGCAGAACAGACTATCTCTTCACCTTCACAGGTGCTATGCGCTTCGAGTCACTTGACCCTACGGCTTTCGCCTAGTCGTTACACCTTCCCATATTAGGGCTTGGCTCGGTATTGTCCCAATTTGGGATGTTCACCGAATTCACATAGTTTTCAATTACAAATTTCTTTGTATTGCGCCCACGATTAAGCGATTTTCAATGCAAGTTGTTTATTTTTTAATGCTGCTATTTTTGCTCTACTACTATTTCTCAATTCTAAAAGCTCGTCTAAAGTCATTTCTGAATAATTCATATGTTTCCTTTCTAATGATTATTGCCAATCTCTACGGTCGCGCTGCGCGTTCACTTATTTCCCTTTCTATAATTTGATATTCCGATTCTAGTCGAAGCATTTCTTTTTTAGCTATTGCACGACCAGTCATACAATATTCCATCAATTCTGCTAGAAATCCTTTTTTGGATTTATCATACATTGTACCATTTGCAGCAATTGTATGATTGATTGATTTTGCATAATCAATGGCAGCAATAGCATCTGCATCATTATCCAAGAAATTTCTTGCTCTAATATCATATTCCGGTGCTCTAAATGTCTCCGGCGATATGTTCCATTGACGAATAACAGAAGGATATAGGGATGAGAAGTCGAAAGACATACACCATCCATACATGCCCTGTATACCGTCTTTCACCCATGCACCTTCTACATCCCCCCTCAATCCATTTTTTCGAGGCGGAACTGCAATCTTTTTCTTATTCAAGTGATGATAGATGAATGCTTCCCATGGAGCAACAGTGCGATATACATCTCCTAGATTGCAATGATACATATATGCCATAGCAAAAGCAAGTTCAATCAACTTCATCTTGTCTTCTAATTTCTTAACAAGAATTGAGTCTATCGCATTATATCTCACGAAAGTGTCGAAGTGGTTTACGTAAGAATCTCTGAATGACACCCCTGGTAATTCAAGTTTTGTTTCGCCAAGTTCTTCTTGGGCAATAAATCCTAATGCGTACGATTCTTTCGATGAATATGTGCCGAATTTCTTATAGAGTTCAAGATAATCCAAGTCTATGATACCATAAATCTCATACGTCTGAATTTCTTTTCCACGGATATTAACCATCTTTTCACGAATATAATTGAATGGCGATAGCCGTTTAACTTGTGTCTCATCAAATAGTAGTTTGATTCGATTAATCATATATGGTATATCGAATCCTGATGTATTCCACCCCGTCCAAACATCTGGTTTTGTTGCAATCTGAAATTCGATAAAAAACTTTAATAGTTCTTTCTCAGTATCAAATTTTTTATATATAAAGGCATCAGACTCAACTTTATCAAACTCTTTTAATCCTAATACGACCGTTTTATCTGTTATATTATCGTGTATAGATATGAGAACAATCGGAATGCGCGCTGCCTGAATATCAGGAAAACCTTCTTCGGAATCCTCATCTACTGTTTCGATGTCTATCGTGTGAATTTTTACATGTGATATATCATATTCAATATCTCCTGGAAATTTTGAATTTATATATTGAAGGTTCCACTTAGTCATGCCATGAAGTTCAATCCCATGGACATCCTTATACATTTCTACATAATCTTTTGCTTCTCGGATATTATTGAATTGAATTGGTTCGAGTGGGGTGTTTTTGTATAAATCATTCCAAGATTTTTCGTCTCTATTTTTTGTGGAAACGAATAATGTAGGGCCAAAATCAATCTTTTCGATTATTTGTCGGCCCTTATCATATCCTCTATATAATATAGAATTACCAAGAGTTTGGCAATAAGTGTAAAATTTCATAATTATCTCCCTGTTATTATTTTAAACCATGTCAAGCCAACAATCAAATTATTTTGATTTGTGAATCTTTGGAGGAAGAATAATAACTCAATTACTCACAGCCCATTATCTTTGAAATGCTTATTGATTACTTCAAATGCAACAGGCGTATAATTATTCCTTTCTACAGATACGTTGAAGTACTTAGGGTCGTCGATTTCAGTCCAGACCGGTGAACCATGTTCTAAAGAAAATAATTGCTTCTTCACAGTTCCAGAATGTAAATGCCCATGCACGTTACTCCTCCACCTGCTTAGACTTCCTGGGTGGATTGGAATGTGGCTCAAATGAATCCTGTCTAGCATGTGACAAGACCTAACATCTTTAAAGTACTGATTATAAGCTGACATCTTCAAACTATCGTGATTTCCTTTAATGAGGACTTTTGCGCCATTCAATCTTGGCATGACATTATGAAAGTGAGTAGCACCAAAACACACATCTCCCAAGAAATAAACTGTATCATTTGGCCCAACAACTGAATTATGATTATTAACCATAGTCTCGTCCATCTCTTCACACGAGTCAAATGTCCTCAAATTTGAACCATCCTCGTTTAAAAATGAGAGGATGTTACAATGGCCAAAGTGTTGGTCTGCAATTAGAAAAGTGTCACTCATTTATTGCTCCTTTTGTAATCTCTTTTATTACTTTTGTTATGTCGCTTTGAAACTCATCTATTGTACCATTATTGAAAATTACAAAATCGATGTACTTTTCATCTAACGTGATATTGGACGCGTGATTGACTGCTCCGTTTATTTTATTATCAGAATCGAATTTATTATCGTCGCGAATAATATGGACAATAAATCCCCCCAAATCTTTTACTCTTTTAGCCTCATTCTCAAAACGTAAATCAGTATTGACAACAGATTGTCCTTTATTCCATGCATGCTCTATTCCTTCTTGGGCCAAATCGACCCATACGGAATCTTTAATTAATACTCTGCCCCATTCAGTACCTAGAGTTTGCGCCATGTATCTGATACTTCGCTCAAATTTATAATGGGCGGAATTTTTGATATTTGGGTTCTCAATGTCTTCCATCGGGATATTGAACATCGCCGAGAGTCCTCGTTTAATTGGGGCGGCAAATGATACTTTTGACCAATTACCACCATCTCGGATAAGATGATTTGCAAATGTGTCTTTACCAGACCCAGGTAAACCGTGGCAAGCAATGAGAATATGGGGCAATTTATCTTTATTATCAGCGCACAAAATTTCTACCCCCAGCTAGAAATTTCATTTTATTCCTTTACAATCTTCACTTTAAAACCAAGTAGGTTTTCGATGTCAGCAACAGACAATTCCTTTACAGGATGCATCTTTGCATTGAATTCTGCTTCGGTACATATTACACCATTCAGATACCAGAAATTGTCTCCATTAGCAAATTCAATCGCCGGGCCGTCTTCATGCCGCAGTTTATCGTTCAGATACCAGTGTTTATCTCCATTAGCAAATTCAATCGCCGGGCCGTCTTCTCGATGGCGTTTACCGTTCAGGTACCAGTATTTGTTTCCGTCGACATATTCAGCAGCAGGGCCGTCTTCACGGTGCAATTTACCGTTCAGGTACCAATAAATGTCGCCATTATCATGAACCTTAACTTCGTATGTTTTCATTTTATTCCTTTACAATCTTCACTTTATACCCAAGTAGCTTTTCGATGTCAGCAACAGACAATTCTTTTTCTGGATTGAGCATTGCATTAAATTCTGCTTCGGTGTATCTTATATCATCTAGATACCAGTATTTGTTTCCGTCGACATATTCAATCGCCGGGCCGTCTTCACGATGGCATTTACCGTTCAGATACCAGAATTTATCTCCATTGGCGTATTCAGCAGCAGGGCCGTCTTCACGATGCAGTTTACCATTCAAAAACCAATGTTTGTTTCCATTAGCAAGTTCTACTGCAGGGCCGTCTTCACGATGCAGTTTACCATCTTTGAACCAGATTTTGTTTCCATTGGCAAGTTCAATTGCAGGGCCGTCTTCACGATGCAATTCACAATTCAGATACCAATAAATGCCGCCATCATCATTAATCTTGATTTCGTATGGTTTCATCTATTCCTTTACAATTTTCACTTTAAAACCGAGTAGGTTTTCGATGTCAGCAACAGACAATTCCTTCACAGGATGCATCTTTACATTGAATTCTGCTTCGGTGCATTCTACCCCATTCAGACACCAATGTTTATCTCCAGTAGCATATTCAATCGCCGGGCCGGCTTCACTGTGAAGTTTACCATTCAGATACCAGAATTTGGTGCCATTACCATGAACCTTGACTTCGTATGTTTTCATTTTAGTCCTTAACAATTTTCACGTTATACCCAAGTAGGTTTTCGATGTCAGCAACAGACAATTCCTTCACAGGATGCATCTTTGCATTGAATTCTGCTTCGGTGTATTCTAAACCATTCAGATACCAGAATTTATCTCCATTGGAA